GACGGGTTATAGAAACAAATATATATTTAAACCGCGACTAATACGAAAACCCTATAAGTCAGTCATCTAGACATGGGCCTATGTCATAGGTGCCGCCCTAGGCGCCATTTCCGGGTGCCGCCGGTGCCGTCGGGGTGCCGTCAGTAGGTGCCACCCGCTTCCAAAACGGAACTTTGGCGTTCAAAACGCCGAACAGTGAGCCACTGCCGGCGATGACCTCGCCGCAAGTTGCCTCAATCTTTTTAATGGCCTCATCTATACGTGGTCGGACCGGGTCTTCCTCAGGGAGAGTCCACCCGAAGACCGCCTCGTGTTTATCTACCTGCTTACGATGAACTTCAAAGGCCGCTTGGTCGCGAAATTGATCTCGCGACCAGAGTCGAGAAAGCATGTGCGCTGCCAGTTTTACGTCATTGACCACGGATCGCAGTTCATCGAACGGCGCTGCTTCGGCCTTTCCCACCTGGGCCATGAAGCGGTAACGCATCGCGTGCAGGCGGTTGAACAGGTCGCTGTGCGTGGAAAACCGTGAGAACACGATGGATGCCCTTCTCCGCGCGTCGTACTCCGCGTTCGTTTCACTATCACCACGAGTTAGGTCTTGGTACTCAGAACCGAATGATGCTGGGTTACGAACTTGGTCCAGGGCGTCGGACGCTTCATAAAAAAGGGCCAACGTATCTTCAGCCAACTCCATTCGACGCCGGCCAGAGTGTTCCCGGCGCCACGCATCAATGCCGTATAGCGCCAGCATGATCGTCACAACAGTGAGGATCGCGTTCAAACCTTCTTGTACAGACATAGTTTGGACCTCCCTAGTAACCCGGAACCATCCTAGAGGAACACCGAGATAGGGACCAAGGAGGGTAAAACACGCAGCATAGGGGGAACGGAGTTCACCCCCTAAAGACCTCCTAAGGGAAACCCAAGGGAGACCCTAAGAGTACCGCCGAGACCGCCCTGGTTCCCCTGAGGAGCCGGGGCGTTTTCTTGTGCGCGTCTGAAAAACCCATCGATCACCACAAGCCCCCTCGCGGGGCTTTTTTCGTTTCTGGAGCCCGCGCATGGATACCGTGCAGACAACCCTCGACCTCCGCCAAAGACAGATCGACCTCGAAGAAGAATCCCTGACCCTTGGCATCGACCGCTACAACAATGAGCGGAAGCGCCAAGAGGAGGCGGACACCGGCCCCGGCCGCCGCCTGATCCGCGACTGCATCACTCCCCTCGCCCAGGCTATCGAAGCCTTCGTGGCCGAGGCCCGTAACGGAAAGCCCGGTAAGAAGCACACCGCCGTCCGCTGGGTCGAGAAGTTCCCGGCTACCGAGCTGGCCTACTTGACCGCCCGCCACTGCCTCAACGCCGTCTCGTCCAATGAGTCCCGCGTTCAGTCCGTCGCAGAGGCCATCGCGACTTCCGTTACCGACTCCATCAACTACTCGCGCTTCCGCGAGGAATCCCCCGGTCTCTACAAGCACCTCCAGGGTGTCCTGAAGAAAAGCACGTCCAACCGCCACTCCCGCAACGTGATGGCCGCCGCCATGCGCCGCACTGAGCTGGAGCAGTTCGACTTCCCCGGCAACGACGCCATCCACTTCGGCATGAAGCTGGTGGAGATGTTCATTGAGGCCACGGGCTTCGCCCACCTCTATAACGACAGCTCCCACGGCAAGACCCGCGAGCGCGTTCTCCTTCGGGGAACCGAGCAGGTCATGGAGTGGCTTGCCAAGGCTCACGACGCGGCGGCCCACTTCGCCCCGATCCGCATGCCCATGCTGGTCCCGCCGATCCCCTGGCAGGCGTCCAAGGGTGGCGGCTACCTGACGGATGCCGGCGGCCTGGTTCCCATCGTCCGCACGCGGAACAAGGCGTACCTGCGCGAGCTGGACAACGCCGACATGCCGATGGTCTACGAGGCTCTCAACGCCATCCAGGCGACCGCGTGGAAGGTCAATGCGGCCGTGCTCGACGTCATGAAGGAGGCGTGGGAGGCCGGCGGTGGCGTCGGTGACTTGCCGTCCCGCGAACTGATCCCGCTCCCCACCCTTCCCGTCGCGGCCGAACTCATGGACGCATGGAAGGAGGAGAACCCGGACTCGTTCAAAGCGTGGAAGCGGGAACGCGCACATATATATGAGGAGAACGCGCGCAGCACCTCTAAGCGTGTCGCGGCAGGCCAGAAGATCGCCCTGGCTATCCGCTTCGCGCCCGAGGCGGCCATCTACTTTCCGCACACCCTCGACTTCCGTGGTCGCGTCTATCCGGTGCCCGGCACCCTGAACCCTCAGGGCGACGACCAGACCAAGGCTCTGCTCCACTTTGCCGAGGGCAAGGCGCTGGGCAGAGACGGCGTGAGATGGCTCGCCATCCACCTCGCCAACGTCTTCGGCGTGGACAAGGTGCCGTTCGAGGACCGCGTGCGCTGGGTGCAGGAGAACGAGGAGAAGATTCTCGACTCCGCGCTCGACCCGCTGGACGGTCAACGCTTCTGGACGCAGGCCGACTCTCCGTGGTGCGCCCTCGCGGCATGCTTCGAGTGGGCCGGCTACAAGGTCATGGGCGAGGAGTACGTCTCACATTTGCCCATCGCGCTCGATGGTTCGTGCAACGGGCTCCAGAACTTCTCGGCCATGTTGCGCGACTCCATCGGCGGCGCCGCTACCAACCTCATCCCGCAGGCCAAGCCGGCGGACATCTATACGCAGGTCATGAACGTGGCCGCCGAGCGCATTAAGAAGGAGGCCGAGGCCGGCAACCCGCACGCAGCCGTGTGGGATGGCCGCCTGACCAGAAACATCGTGAAGCGCCCCGTGATGACGCTGCCCTACGGCGTCACCAAGTCGGGCATGCGGAACCAGATCGTCGAACAGATGAAGAAGGATGGCGCCGACGACTCCTGGGAATCCGCCCAGTACCTCGCGGACGTCCTGTGGGAGTGCATCGGCCTCGTGGTCGTTGCTGCCCGCGAAGCGATGGACTGGCTGAAGGCCGCCGCCAAGGTTGCAGCGAAGGGCGACATGCCCGTGAGCTGGACCACGCCGGCCGGCTTCCCCGTGCTCCAGGAGTACCGCGAGACCATCGGAACCCGCGCACAGACTCACGTCTGCGGGCGAAAGATGGATATAACAGTGAGCGTAGAAGGAACAAAACTCGACTCTCGGAGACAGGCCCTCGGCATCTCTCCGAACTTCGTCCACTCCTGCGACGCCAGCCACATGATGCTCACGGTCTGCACGGCCGTGGACAACGGGCTTTCGTCGTTCGCCATGATCCACGACTCCTACGGCACGCACGCGGCCGACACTGGAATCCTCGCGGCCTCGCTGAGAGCTGCGTTCATTGAACAGTACACACGCGAAGTCCTCACCGACTTCCGCGACGAACTGGCCTCACAGCTCCCCGCTGAGATCGCCACCGAACTCCCCCAACTGCCGCCCTGCGGTGACCTGGACCTCTCCCTGGTGGATGGGTCTGCGTATTTCTTTGCCTAATTAATCGCACGTCTTTGATGATTGAGGAGATGACATGCAAGTTCACTTCGACACCAGACTCAACACCTACACCGCAACCGACGACTTCGGTGTGGTCCTCGCCATTTACGACCCGGCAACGCACGGCACGGTCGCGGACTTCCGCGCCTCGTCGCGCTCGCTGGTGGAGGGCTAAAGCCATGTTCATCTGGACCATTCAAGACCTCATCGGTCTCGTGATCCTCGCGCTGTTCCTGTGCCTCGCCCTCCTGGTGTGGCTCCTGATGCTGCTTGCACGGCTGCGCGCTTGGCTGCGCCGCAAGTGGACCTCTTTCATTTCTCGCTGGAGCCGCACCAATGCCTAAGAAGCGCACTGTCTGCCCGTACTACACCAAGCGCATGACGCGCCTCGCCAAGTCCGCCCGCTCGCTGCCGCTGCTCCAGCAGATGGCTGTCGCACAGGCTATCCACGAAGCCTTGCGCAGCCGACAGGAGCGCGCCGCATGAAGACCGCAACCCTGATCGAAGTCCTCCAGGCATTCGACGCCGGCCGCCTGGTGCAGATGCGTGACAACGCCTCGTATGCCGAGTTCTCGCGTCATCGCACTCTGCCCACCACGCCGGAATGGAAGGACGTTCCGTCCACCCATCGCTGGAACGCCGCGCGCTTCGACTATCGCGTCAAGCCGTTCGACCCGATCACGCTGTCCTTGTGGGCCGCAGTGAACGCCAAGGGCGAAATCATGGCCGCCGACTCAGACGCGAAGGAAATCCGCGAGTTCGCCCGCCTGCGCAAGCTGTCGGTCGTCCAGCTGACCAGCAAGTTCCTCCCGAGTGCCTGACATCCGTACACAGCTCGGCTTCCGCGAACCCGTGGAAGCCGCGACTGGCGCGTTCCGCGTCATCAACTCCCTGCAAGACCTCCCTCCGGCCAACCAGGTCATAGCCCTGGTTGCAGCCTTCTACCTCGTCACGGACGCCCTGCGCATCGATCGATCGCAGGCGCTCCACACGCTCTCCCGGATGGATCGGGATGTCGCGTACCAGAACGAGGACACCTTCGATGTCGTCCGCGCATACGCCAAGGGCGAACTCACCGAGAAGTTTTGATGAATCCGACTCCCCTCCTGCGGGACGCCTATATCGAGCTGGATGAAACCGGCTCGCTCTCGGCACGCACCCGCGCCTCCCTCCTCCACGCCGGCATTGACCCGGACACCGTGGAGATCACCAACGAAGCAAGCAAGGAAATCGAAGAAACCGAATGAGCAAGCCGAAGAAGCTCCCGCCGCTGAATACCCCGCGCGGCGTGGCCGTGTTCCCCAGCCTTAACACCCCCGACACCAAGTTCAAGCCCGAAGGCGAGTACGCAACTCGCCTGGCCTTCGAGCCGGATGCGCCGGGCGTGCCGGAACTGATCGCGGAGCTGGAGAAGCGCCGTGACCAAGCATGGAACGAACACCTTGACAGCCTCGACGCGGCCAAGCGCAAGCAGTTCGAAAAGCAGTACAGCAAGGCCCCCGTGTTCACCGAAGAAGTGGACAAGGAAGGCGACGAGACCGGCCGCATCACGATCAACTTTAAGATGAAGGCCAGCGGCAAGAACAAGACCACGCAGAAGGAATGGACGCAGAAGCCGACCATCCTGGACGCACGTGGTACGAAGATGGCCTCCCCGCCGGACATCTACGGTGGCTCGACGCTGCGTATCGGCTTCGAGACGACCGCCGGCCCGGTGCCGTCGAGCAAGCTGTTCTACATCTCGTGCCGCCTGATGATCGTCAAGGTGCTCGAACTGGTCGGTCGCGGCGGCGTCAGCGCTGATCGCTTCGGCCTGGGCGACGAGGAAGAAGGCTACGAGGCCGAAGCCTCCGAAGTGAAGGCAGGCGGCAGCAAGGCCCCGGCCGACAACGACGACAGCGATGTCGGCGACAACGCGCCGGATGGTGACGACGATTTCTGATCCCGTTCTTTCGGGACTGAACGTCGAGTGGATGGGGGCAACGCATGTTGCCTCCGTCCTGCTTCCCATCGAACCCGTACCCGCATCACGTCCCCGCGTCACGCGCTGGGGCACCTACCACGCCAAGCCCTACAAGAACTGGCTCGACTCCGCAGCCGAGTTCCTCCCCGGCCTTGATGAACCCCTCGACCCGGACGAGACGCTCTTGGTCATCATCGAATCCATCTGCACCCGAGCGCGTACATCGAAGCTCCTGCGCCCGAAGGGCGACGTGGACAACTACGCGAAGGGACCGATGGACGCCATCACCCACGCAGGCGGCTACTGGCAAGACGACGTACAGGTTGTCGCGCTGGTCTCCACCAAACGGTTCGCCGCAAAGGACGAGCCGGCCTGCACGAAGGTACACATCCTCAAACTCCCGTGAAGCTCAAGCCACTGACCGCAGTGGACCGGCTGTTCGTGACGTGCTCCATGACCCGCGATAGCGAGGACATCGGGGCCGCCGAGCTGGCCGCTGCGCACCGCAGGCAAGGCTATTCGCAGATCGGTGTCCACTTCGTCATCCGACGAGACGGCACCGTGCAAGCGGGCCGCCCGCTGAATCTCCCCGGCGCCATGTCCCGCGACATGAACGCACGCGCCTATCAGGTCTGCCTCATCGGTGGACTCAACGAACACATGGAGCCCTTCGGCTCTTTCACTCAGGCCCAGCGCGATGCACTCGCGACCCTCGCAGACGAGCACGGTCTCGCCGCGCACTACGGGCCTGAGTCTCCCCTCAAGCAACTCTAACTGGAGCCACTCATGAAGCTGTCCCGACAAGCGTCACTCGTACTCGCGCATCTCCGCGCAGAGAAACACATCACGTCCTGGCAGGCCGAGGGTGTGTACCGCATCCGCCGCCTCGCCTCGCGCATTGACGAGGTTGTCGCGGCCGGCTTCGAGGTTCTGAAGGAGCGCCAGGAGGACGCCACCGGCCAGTCCTACACGCGCTACTCGTTCTCCGAACGTCAGCGCCGCGCTGACTTCCCGCTGCACCCGGCGCGCAAGCGCGAACCGCGCATCACCCTCGCCTTCCTCCAGAACGCAATGGAGGAACTCGGCTTCGAGCGCGAAGACATCAACGACCTCATCAACCACCTGAAGGAGAAGGCATGAACCACGTCAATACCGCAATGCGCGAAGCGTTCGCAAACATCTCGGTGCCGAAGGGCCAGAAGCTCGAAGGCTCGGCCGCGCTCGTGCTCTCCGCGCTGAAGCGCAAGGTGGGTGTGACCAAGCGACAGACCATGTGGTCCGTGCAGCGTGGAAAGAACCGAGTCTGAGTTTCTCCGCAAGGAGTCGTGCCCCGCCTGCGGAAGCAGAGACAACCTCGGACGCTACAGCGACGGACACGGGCACTGCTTCGGCTGCGGCCACTACGAAAAGGGCGACGGCGAGTCCGCCCCCTCGACAACCAAAGGAAAGCGCATGAGCGACTTCATCCCAGGTGATGTCGTTGCGCTAGGTAAGCGCGGCATCACCGAAGAAACGTGCCGCAAGTTCGGCTACACGATAGGCGAACACCACGACAAGAAGGTGCAGATCGCCAACTACCGCCGAGACGGCGTGATCGTTGCGCAGAAGCTCCGCTACGCGGACAAGACCTTCAGCTTCCGTGGCGATATGAAGAAGGCCGGATTGTTCGGCCAGCACCTATGGAGCCCCGGCCGCCGCATCGTCGTCACTGAAGGCGAGATCGACGCGCTGTCGGTGTCACAGGCTCAGGAAAACAAGTGGCCTGTCGTGTCACTGCCCAACGGCGCGCAAGGCGCCAAGAAGTCCCTGGCTCGTGAGCTGGAATGGCTCGAACAGTTCGAGGAGATCGTCCTCATGTTCGACATGGACGAGCCCGGTCAGGACGCAGCCAAAGAGTGCAGCGAGCTGTTCACTCCCGGCAAATGCAAGATCGCCCACCTCCCTGCGAAAGACCCGAACGAGCTGATCCAGCAGAACAAGGCGCGCGAGATCATCACCGCCATCTGGAACGCCAAAGTCTTTCGACCGGACGGCATCGTAACCTTCTCCGATGTACGCGAGAAGGCGCTGCGCCCGACCGAGATGGGCCTGCCGTGGTTCCTCCCGTCGCTCACGGAGTACACGTATGGACGCCGCCCCGGCGAGGTCTATGCGTTCGGCGCCGGCACTGGCGTAGGCAAGACCGACTTCTTCACGCAGGAGATCAAGCACACCGCTGTCGATCTCAACGAGAAAGTCGCTCTGTTCTACCTGGAGCAGCCGCCTGCCGAGACTGCAAAGCGCGTCGCCGGCAAGCTCAAGGGCAAACGCTTCCATGTGCCGGATGGCTCCTGGACCGAAGCGGAACTGATCGAAGCCTTCGAGCAGATCGAAGCGTCCGGCAATGTCTTTATGTACGACTCGTTCGGCTCGACCGAGTGGGAGACGATCCTCGCGAAGATGAAGTACCTCGTCCACACCGAGGGCGTGCGTCACATCTTCCTGGACCATCTCACCGCCCTGGCCGCTGCCGAGGAGGACGAGAAGAAGGCGCTGGAGAAGATCATGGCGGATATCGCGAAGTTCGCGGAGTCTACTGGCATCTACTTCTACTTCGTGTCGCACCTCGCAACCCCGGAGGGCAAGCCTCACGAGGAAGGTGGCCGCGTCATGATCCGCCACTTCAAGGGCTCCCGCGCCATCGGCTTCTGGTCACACTTCATGTTCGGCCTGGAGCGAAACCAGCAAGCCGGGGATGAAGAGGAGCGCTCCACCACCATCTTCCGTTGCCTCAAGGATCGCTTCACCGGCCAGTCGGTCGGCAAGCTCATTCGCCTGGGTTACGAAGTGGTCACGGGCCTTCTGTTCGAGAAAGCCGCAGCGCCGTCCGAGGGAGACCTCTACGGCGACGAGAGCGACGACGCGCCGCAGGGCCGCCCGGACTTCTGATGGAGTCCGTAGAACACGTCGTCTACATCGCACACGACGCCCCGCCTCTGGCGGCGGCATCCGCGTGTTTCCCCTACCTACCCAAGTCCGACGCATCCGCACGCCTTGCACTTCCGCAGGGCTTCAAGCGTGTGCGCGTCACCATCACTGTCGAGGAAATCGAATGAACTTCATCACGTACCTGATGGACCGCATCTCTCCGTTCAGCGTGGACAGCGTTGTCCGCCGCCATACCCGCGACATCGCCCGCCTCCAGAAGGTGGCCGACAACCGCCGCGCGCTGGCCGAAGCCAGCGTCACCGCCGCCACCGACATCCTGAAGGATGCCCGCGAGCACTCGGCACACGCCGCGCGTGCTGACCGCCTGGCCGACCGCATGAAGGCCCTGTTGGACTGACTTGAAACTGTTCGACTGTGAAACCGATGGACTCCTCGACGAGCTGACTCAAATCCACTGCATCGCCTTCATCGACACGATGACCGGCGAGACGATCCGAGGGAACAACCACGGCGCAGCGCTCACAGTCGAGCAAGTCCTTCGCATGCTGATGGAAGCGGACGCCATTGGCGGCCACAACATCATCGGCTTCGACATCCCCGCAATCCAAAAGGTCTACCCGTGGTTCAAGCCGAAGGGCCTGATCCGCGACACGCTCATCATGTCCCGCTTGATCTACACGGACCTGACCGAGCGCGACTTCGAGTACGTCAAGAAGAACCCGCTGTTTGGCAAACGCCTGATCGGCTCGCACTCCCTCGAAGCCTGGGGCATCCGCCTGGGCGAGTGGAAGGGCGACTACGCGAAGGAGATGAAGGAACGCGGCATCGACCCGTGGGCTCGCTGGAACCAGGAGATGGACGACTACTGCGTGCAGGACGTCGTTGTCACCCACAAGCTATGGAAGAAGCTGCTGTCTAAGGGCTTCGGTGAGGAGTCGATCCAGCTCGAACACGACGTCGCTCCGATCATCGAGCGTCAGACCCGCTATGGGTTCCTGTTCGACATCGAGAAGGCCCGCAAGCTGGAGGAGATTCTCGTCTCCCGCCGCACCGACCTGGCCGACAAGCTGCGTGAGGCGTTCCCGCCGTGGCAGGCGAAGGACGGACCACTGTTCGTACCGAAACGCGACAACAAGACGAAGGGCTACGTGAAGGGCGTGGCGGTCCAGAAGTACAAGACCGTCGTATTCAATCCCGCATCCCGCTCGCATATCGCGAATCGCCTCCAGAAGCTCCACAAGTGGAAGCCCACTGTCTTCACCGACAAGGGCACGCCCAAGGTGGACGAATCGATTCTGGAGGGTCTGAGCTACCCGGAGATTCCGCTACTGCTGGAATACCTGATGGTCGAGAAGCGTCTCGGCCAGCTCTCCGAAGGTAAGCAGGCGTGGTTCAGATCGGTCAAGAAGTCCACCGGCCGCATCCACGGACGCATCACGCAGAACGGCGCGGTCACGGGCCGCATGACGCACAGCAGCCCCAACATGGCCCAGGTGCCGAGCTGCGGTGCGCCGTTTGGCACCGAGTGCCGCGAGCTGTTCCACGTTCCGAAGGGCAAGCTGCAAGTCGGCGCTGACGCGTCCGGCCTGGAGCTGCGCAACCTCGCGCACTTCATGGCCCGCTGGGACAACGGTGAGTACGCACGCGTCATCCTCGAAGGCGACATCCACACGGTGAACCAGCATGCCGCTGGTCTGCCCACGCGCAACAACGCGAAGACCTTCATCTACGCGTTCTTGTACGGCGCGGGTGACGAGAAGATCGGTTCCATCGTGGGTAAGGGCCGACAGGCCGGTAAGCAGCTCAAGGAGAAATTCCTCCAGGGGCTTCCCGCACTCAACAAGCTACTGAAGAAGGTCAAGGGCGCTGCGTCAGAACGTGGGTACTTGATCGGACTGGACGGCCGAAAGCTGCACATCCGATCCGACCACGCTGCGCTTAACACGCTCCTCCAGTCGGCAGGCGCCGTCGTCATGAAGAAGGCACTGGTCATCCTCGACCGCCGACTTCAGGAGATGGGCTATGTCCCCGGCGTGAACTACGAGTTCATCGCCAACGTCCACGACGAGTTCCAGATCGAGTGCGACGAGGACATTGCGGAGATCGTGGGCAAGACCGCCACGCAATCCATCCGCGCTGCTGGTGACCACTTCGGCTTCCGCTGCCCGCTCGACGGCGAATACAAGATCGGCCGCAACTGGGCCGAGTGCCATTGAGAACCCCGGCCACGCCGGCCAGCCGCTTGTTGTCGATCACCAAGTACCGGGCGCAGAAGCGGGGACTCCCCTTCGATCTCCATGTCGCAGACATCGTGGTCCCCGACTTCTGCCCCGTGCTGGGTTTGCCGCTGTACCGCAACACCGGAGGACGAGCCCAAGGCCCGAACTCTCCCACCGTGGATCGCATTGATCCATCCCTCGGCTACGTCAAGGGAAACGTCCGCGTCATCTCGGCGCGTGCGAACGCAATCAAGTCCAACGCCACCCCGGAGGAACTCCTCCGGGTAGCCACCTATTTCCAGGAGCACAGATGAAATTCGACACCTTCCGCGTGGTCAAGCGCACGAACGTTGATCTCCCGCAGTCGCTCCTGATGAGCCTAAGCTGTGGCCTGTTCCGCTGTCCGTTGCCGCTGGCATACGAACTCATGCCGGAACTCGCTGCGCTGTACGACACGGCTCCGGTGAGCAACCCGGAGGAGTGGGAGCTGGACCTCAAGATTCACATGCTGATGAAAGACCAGTATCCGTGCATTCCGAACTGGCACTGCGACAACGTCCCGCGCGGCGCTGACGGCAAGGTCAATTACTCCCTGACCTCGTCCGCTGTTCCGCCGATGTACTTGTGGATTTCGGACGGCCCCGAGACCGAGTTCCTTGCGCAGGCGTTCCACGCACTGGGCGAGCCGGCGGGCCATCGCGAGCTTGCTGAGCACATCCGGAAGTCCGGCCTCCCCACCAAGGCCATCGAGCCGCAGGCGTGGATAAGCATGGACCAGCGCACGCCGCATCGCGGCACGCAGGCGCAGAAGGACGGCTGGCGCGTGTTCGCCCGCTTGACCCACAAGAGCATCACCCCCGAACGCCCCGTCCTGAGCTACGCGCGCAAGCACTGCCAGGTCTACCTCGACGCTACCGCCTTTGAATGGTGAACCCATGAGCAAACTTGCACTGTCCGCTGCGGCGGAAGCCTACGTCCAGAACCTCAAGACGATCATCGCTGACGCCAAGAAGTCGATGCGCGACGCCGAGCGGGCTCTCTACGACTTCGAGTCGCTGCCCGAGAACAACGTGTATGCCACCGTCGAGGATGCGGGCGAGCTGGAAGACATCCTGCGTGAGCAGGCCGCCGAGGACTGCGAAGGCTCGCACAACATCGGCAACGACGAATACCGCCGCGAGTTCCTGGTGGACGGTGTGAAGTACGCCGCAATCCTTTCGTGCGAATACGACCGTCACGACAAGACCTACTACTACATCTACAGCTCCGCATTCGAGATCGTGAAGGTGGACGCATGAAGCCCGTGTTCACTGCGATCAAGGGCGAGCGTAAGCGCACCTATGCGTTCCCCGGCGGCGCCACTGTCATGATCGAGAACGTGACTGCCATCTGCGTGCGCCCCACGTCGCACCGTCTAGAAACCAAGGACGGCCGGAAGTTCATCGTCCCCGGCAAGTTCATCTCCATCGAGATCGACGCGAGCGGGTGGTCCGTATGAAAGCATGCGTTGACTGCAAGTTCTCCCGCTACAACCCGTACTACTCGGAGTATCGCTGCGACCGTCTCCACACCTCCAAGGAAGTTCCCGACCTCGTGAAGGGCGGAACGAAGGTTGTGGACACGACGCCACTCAGCGCCTTCCGTGCGTGCGAGGACGAGCGCTCCGCTATCCGCCCGTGGCGCTGCGGCTCCAAGGCGCGACACTTCCAGCCGAAGACTGCGCCGTGACCCTCACGCGCTACCACGTGTACGCGGTGTTGTTCATCGCCGCGTCCTTGCTCGGCGCCGCAGCGGTTATCTCGTATCGCCAGATGGCCTCCCGCGTGGAAACCCTCGAAGCCACCGCACAGGAGTACGACGAACTGAAGAAGTCCGTCGATGAACTGAAGGCCGAGGTCGCCCGCCGCCGCGTGTCCGACCAGGCCATTCGCGACTCTCGCTCCAACACCACCAAAGCCATTCAGGAGGCGGCCCGTGCTGACACGGCTGTTGCTGACTTCATCTCTGCTCCTCTGCCTGACGGCCTGCGAGCGGCATATCTCAAGGCCCACGACGCAAGCCGTGTGGCTCCAACCGACAACCATTGAAGGCCGCTACGGCTCGCTGGGTTCCTTGATGGCCGACAAGGCCAGCACGGGCGGCGACCTGGTGGACTTCGCCGGCAACGCTGAAGACGCTGTGCTCCGCTGCAACGCGGACAAGGCCAGCGCTTCCAAGGAGAATCCATGAGCAAGACCAAGACCGCCGCTGACGCGCACCGCCTCCTCGACGAGGCCCAGTCCATTCTGCGCAACTTGCCCGAGCCGCGCGTGCTGCATCTCAATCATGAAATGTACCTGCCGTTCCTGGGCGACCGTCGAACCGACCTCACCGAGCTGGATCGCTATCGTGAATACGCGAAGCGCGACATGGCCCACCGCCTTGCCGAGGAGCTGATCCGCTCCGGCGCCGTGGAGTTCCGCGAGGAACTGGTGGACGACTTTGGCCGCATGGTCAAAGCCCTTCGCATCGGCGCAAAGATCAAGCTGGCTGCGTGAACAAGGGCCTGACCCTACTCATCGACGCCGACGTTCTCCGCTACCTCCTCGCCTTCTCGAACACCAAGCAGTTCCAGTTCGACGACGACGAGGCCGCCACCGAGATCACGAATCCCGAGAAGGCGAAAGCGGACCTGGAGGGCTACATCGCAGACCTCCTCAAGACGCTCGGCGCAGATGACTTCCTGCTGCCCCTGTCGGTCTCCACGAACTTCCGCAAGGACATTTACGCCGACTACAAGGCCAACCGCAACGGCAAGCCGAAGCCGGCCCTGTGGTACGAGCTGGACGCCTTCGTGAGTGAGATGTACGCCGACAGGATCATCACCCGCGAGTACCTCGAAGGTGACGACATCCTTGGCCTGCTGGCGACCCATCCGAAGCCGAAGCGCTGTCCCGGCAAGCGCGTCGTGGTGTCCATCGACAAGGACATGCAGACCCTCGCCTGTCGCCTCTACAACCCCATGAAGCCCGACCTGGGCACCCGGACGATCTCGCAGCACGACGCGGACTTGTTCTGGATGAAGCAGACGCTCATGGGCGACACGACCGACAACTACCCCGGCTGTCGCGGCATCGGCCCCAAGCGCGCCGACGAGCTGCTCAACCCGATCCACGAGTCGTACCTGGAGGCTTCCGTCGAGGAGCACCTGGCTGCGCTGTGGGAGTGCGTGGTGGCTGCATTCAACAACCGGGGCTTCACCGAGGCGGACGCGCTGGTACAGGCACGCCTCGCCCGCATCCTTCGCCACGGCGATTACGACTACAAGACCAACGAGGTGAAACTCTGGAAACCATGAAGATCGTCGGCATCGCGGGACCAGCCCGCAGTGGCAAGGACACCCTTGCCACAATGCTGATCCTGGAGGCCGGCGAAGGCGCGCACATGTCCTTCGCCTCCCCCATTCGCGAGTTCATCGCGAACCTGCTGAACGTCCCGCTGGAGGCCCTGCAAGATGGCCCCTACAAAGAGGAGCCGCTGCCTGAGCTGGGCGGGAAGTCCCCGCGTCAACTGATGCAGACCCTCGGCACCGAGTGGGGCCGCGAGATGGTCGATCCCGACCTGTGGATCAAGGTGGCCGAGTGGAAGCTGAAGGCTCTCCAGGAATCCATGTTCCCGCCGAAGGTCGTGGTGTTCTCTGACGTCCGCTTCGAGAACGAGGCCGAGATGATCCGCCGCTTGGGTGGCGTGATCGTCCACATCCGCCGGCCGGGCGTTCGCACCGTCGCTGCCCATGTCTCTGAGAAGGGTGTGTCGAACTGGGCAACCGACTGGAACGTGAGCAATCACGCCGGCCTGGACGAGCTGCGGCAGGCCGCACAGATGGTCCTCGCCCACGGCTTCCGAGGCCAGTAAAACAGGGAGCATAGGAGGAAACTACGGTTTCCTCCCCTAAGGGTATCCCTTGGGTTTCCATTCAGATTCCCAAGGAACCCTTTGCCCGATCACATCCCCCTTCACGCCTACGATCTCATCGACCAACTCGCGCGCTCGTACCAGGAGGTCATCTATGACCCCCGAGAGGACCGCGACGAGTTCCTGATGAAATCGGGTGAGCGTCGTCTGGTCCTCCGGCTCCTCCGCCAACGTGCGCGAGAACAGGAGGAACAGCATGGGCAGTAAGCCCAAAGTCCCGAAAGCAACGCCCGCCGATACGCCCGCCATCCTCACGACGGCCCGCGACGGCATGGACGCTGCGGCGGCCGGTACGGAAGCAGCCACCTTTGGCCGCAAGAAGCTCCGCATCGACCTCAACAACGCCACTACCCAACCCTACGGTAGCTCCCTCGTAATCCCGACTTGACCCAGCAGAAGACGCAAACCGTCTCCGCAGCGGCTCGCTACAACAAGCTCAAGGCTGACCGTAACGACGCAGAGTCCCGCGCAAAGAACTGCGCCACACTCACGCTGCCGACGCTCTACAAGGAAGTCTCGAAGGGTAAGACGAGCGCCACCCGCACGACCCCCTACCAGGGCACCGGCGCCAAGTGCGTCAACTCCCTGTCCGCGCGCCTCATGCTCGCGATGCTCCCGGTCAACACGAACTTCTTCAAGCTGTCTCCCGATGGCATGGATGCTAATCAGCTCGCAGAGCAGGCAGGCATCCAGCAGGGCGAACTTGAGATGGGCCTGGCCGAGATCGAACGGACGGTCATCAACGACATCGAGACGTCCGGCTTTCGCGGCACGCTCGGCCTTGCCATGAAGCATCTCGTCGGTGTGGGCAACGGCCTACTGTACGTGCCTGACGAAGGCTCCGCGAAGTTCTACCCTCTGACCCGCTACGTCGTTCACCGCGACGGCATGGGCAACCTGCTGGAACTGGTGACGCTCGACAGCGTCGCTCCATCGACCCTCGAAGATTCCATGCAGTCCACCCTTGGACTGAACAAGCAGGACGCAGGCGACCAGTCCGAGAAGGACGTGGAGCTATACACCCGCGTCTATCGTGAAGGTGAGCTGTGGCAGGTGTACCAGGAGGTGAACGAGGTAATCGTTCCCGGCTCCCAGGGTTCCTACCCCATCGACGCCTGTCCGTGGATTCCTGTGGCACTCCCGCGCGAAGACGGCACCGACTATGGCGCCGGTCTGATCTACGACTACTACGGCGACTTTGATGCGCTGGAGAAGCTGACCAAGGCGACCCTCAAGGGCGCCGCCGCAGCCGCGAAGACCCTGTGGGCATTGAATCCGAACTCGGAGATTCGCCCGAAGGAGATCACGCAGGCAGAGTCCGGCACGGTCCTTCGCTTCAAGGCAGAAGACCTCAAGGCTGTTTCTCAGGACAAGTACGCGGACTACCGCTTCGTCACTGAGTACATCGAAACGCTCACGAAGCGACTTGAGACTGCCTTCGGCGTCCGCACGGCAGTACAGCGAAGTGGCGAACGAGTCACCGCAGAGGAAATCCGTTACCTGGCCCAGGCACTCGATGAAGTGCTCGGCAACGTGTACGCGATCCTTGGCGAAGACCTTCTGCTTCCGCTGGTACGCCGCGTGTTGGATCGCCTCCAGCGCACGCACCGTCTCCCTGAGCTGCCCAAGGGCCTCATCAAGCCCCGCATCGTTGTCGGTGTGGCTGCGCTTGGTCGCGGCCAGGACATGACGAAGCTCGTGGAATGGGCACAGGCCGCAATGGCCGCGCTCGGTCAGCAGGAGTTCTCCCGCCGCATCAACAGCGGGGAGCTGATGTACCGCTTCGGCGCCGCATCGGACCTCGTGATGAAGGGCCTCATCAAGACCGACGAAGAACTCGCGCAGGAACAGCAGGACCAGACCATGCAGCAGGCGGCCATCCGCGCTGCACCCAACCTCGCAAATGCCGCAATGGCAAATCAAGGAGACCCCAGTGTCCAATGACACCAAGCCGGCCGAACAGGCCGACAAGACCAAGCCGCAGGCCAAGCCTGAGAAGGCCACCCAGCACCCGTATGAGAAGTATCGCGTCGCCCACGAGAAGGACGGCGGCCTGAACATCTACAACTTCCGGGAAGCCTGATGAGCGAGCGGTCTCAGATCAACATCACCACGGACGCGCCGACGACGGAAGCCACACAGGCGACCGAGACCACGCAGACCACCACCGAGTTCGGCGGTTACGCCTCGCTCGCGGAGCTGGTTGCCGCACACGACGCCCTGAAGAATCCCTCGACGGAAGCCACGACTGCCACTGAGCAGACGACCGAGACCACGCAGGTCTCGAAGGAAATCCCCGAGACGACCACGACGACCGAAGCGGAAGCCAAGGAAACGGTTACGGGCCTCGGCCTGGACTGGGATGCGCTCGACAAGGAATACACGGACACCGGCAAGCTGTCCGATGAAACCTACGCGGCGCTGGAAGCCAAGGGCCTCCCGAAGGCCAAGGTCGATTCCTACATCGCAGGCGTGCAGGCGCAGTCCGACGCATACGACAAGGCTGTCTTCGACGCAGCCGGCGGTTCCACCGAGTATTCCGCCCTTGTTACCTGGGCAGCAAACTCCCTCACGCATGACGAGAAGGTCGCCTTCAACAAGGCCGTGACCTCTGGCAACGCAGCAGAAGCCGCAATGGCTGTCGAGGCGTTGACCGCACGTCGTGCAAAGACTCGTGGCACCCCGCCGCCGGGCCTCATCAACGGCAACAAGGCGCCGACCGGCGTTCAGCCGTTCCGCTCGCAAGCCGAGATCGCAGAGGCCATGCGCAATCCGAAGTACAAGAGCGACCCGGCGTACCGCCAGGAAGTGATCGAGCGTCTGCGCCACAGCGACGTGATCTGAGCAACACACCCCCGAAGCCTATCCGTCCCCACCGCACACCATGCAGGACGTGACGCTCAAATGCGGGGGTTTTCTCCTGTCCCTTAGCTCAGTGGTAGAGCACCGGCCCGATAAGCCGATGGTCCTTGGTTCGACTCCAAGAGGGACAACCACCTTCTCGGCGTGAGCCGAATACCCACGCCCGTCGTGAGACGCGCCTTCTCTCAAAGCAACAAGGAAGACTCCATAAGCAATGGCTAACGCCACCCCGAACCGCCTTGGTCAGGTCAACAACACTGGTGACGACAAGGCGCTGTTCCTCAAGCAGTACGCTGGCGAGGTTCTGACCTCTTACCTGGACGAGTACAAGCTCGACGGCAAGGTAACTGTCCGCAACATCTCGAACGGCAAGTCTGCTTCGTTCCCGGCTCTCGGCACCATCGGCTCCGAGTACCACGTGCCCGGCACCGAGATCACCGGCCTGAACGTGCCGGCAAACGAGATCGTGATCGGTCTCGACCCGATGCTGATCTCGCACGTGTTCATCTCGAACATCGACGAGGCGATGAACCACTACGACGTCCGTAGTGAGTACACCAAGCAGCAGGGCCTCGAACTGGCGAAGCAGCGACAGCTCAACGAGCTGCGTTGCGCGATCCTGTCCGCGCGACAGACCAGCGGCCCGGTCGCTGGTATCCCCGGTGGCATGGTCATCACCGCGACCGACATGGCGACCAACGCGCAGAAGCTCGCGGACGCCATCCGTGCGGCTCGTCAGAACTTCGACGAGAAGAACATCCCCGAGTCGGACTGCGTCGCCGTCGTGAAGCCGGCCCAGTGGTACGCCCTGACGCAGATCAAGGACTTGATCGACCGCGACTACAACCCGACCTCGGGCGCCTCGCTGGCCCAGGCCGTGATCGAGTCCATCGCTCGCGTGCCGTTGCTGAAGACCAACCACTTCCCGAACGCGAACGACACGAGCAACGCCTCGGTCGTGGCTACGCGCCGTGGTGACTTCAGCAAGACCGTGGCGGCTGTGTTCCACAAGTCCGCCGTGGGCACCCTGAAGCTGCTGGACCTGGCGTTGGAAGACGCCTACGACCCGCGCCGTCAGGGCACCCTGATGCTGTCCAAGTTCGCGCTTGGTCACGGCTCGCTGCGCTCGGACGCCGCTGTGGAAATCGCAGTCGGCAGCTAAGCCTCCCCTACCCGTCACACCCTAATCGGTGTGGCGGGTTTTTTTCGCCCCTACGGAAACCACATGGAACTCACCCCGACAACCGAACTGGAAGCCGTCAACGAGATGCTCAAGGCTGTTGGCGAGATTCCCGTGCTGACCCTGGAAGACCTCGGCTTCACCGACGCCTCCGTTGCACAGGACACCCTGCGCACGAAATGGCGCGAGCTGCTGACGCGCGGCTGGTACTTTAACCGCGACTCCGCGTTCTACTTCGCACCGGCCACCGATGGCCGCGTGGTCCTACCGCGTAACGTTGCCTCTGTGCGCCCATCGAGCGCCGAGTCACGCCGCATCCTTCCCCGCAATGGCCTCCTGTGGAACGCCACTGACGGAACCGATACCTACGCAGCC